GCTAAATTCCACACAGACTTGTTAGCTTTTCGCCCATGTCTGTTCTGCGTAAAACGTCTTATCAGTTTTGCAGTAGCCGATCAGTGCACGTTACGCACTCCGTAGATAATTCCGCCAGCGGTTCTACGGCTAAGCGGTGTTTCGATTGCTCTCGTAGCGATCGACTCACCAAGGAAACGATCCACAATGGATTGCTGTTGCTTCGGGTCAGGTATGGGTTGCCATATTCTGAATTACCGGACTGCAATTCTGGTGAACTTTCTCGTTTCCTCTCTTTTCTTTTGCTACAGGGTAAGGAGCGGACCTCTGTAGCCTTTCCTCGTCGCCAGCGACGAGGAGAAAATGGCCTTTGCAACCTACAAAGGCTGTGTCGTCGAGACAGATGGGCTCTTGCCCATGCTGTTTCTTCAATCAAGCGCAACTTGCCATCGAGTTGCTCACGACACACTCCGTCAGTACGCTCGTCGTGGGAAGCGAACGTACTCTCCAACCCTCCCCCTCCGTCCTCTGAGTATCTTGCGCACGTTCGGCGTGTCGCTACTCGGATCTTTTCTTCAGGGTGGGATAGGCACTACAACGACTTTGTCGGTCGTCATGTACCTAATTCCACCGCGAGATTTCCCGCTAAGTCTCGCGCTGACCACTTGTGGGCCGGCCGAAGATCGGATTTCTTTACCATGGCGACGCAAGAAAGTGAGCTTGGGAGCTTGCTTTTCGCCAGGTACAAAGAAGTTACTTCCGCAGGCAAGAAACGTCCTCTTCTCATCTTTGATGAGTCGATTGATCTTCTCGGCCCTTTGCATTGCATGATCTACGCGAGATTATGCAAGGAAGATTGGCTTCTTTGTGGTCCTCCGACCGAAGAAAGGATGGCGTCTGTCCTTACAGGAGACTACCAAACCTCGGTTGATTTGGTAGCGGCGACTGACAACCTTCACCACTCTGTGGCGGAGGTTCTCCTTGATTGTATGTTCTTCACCTCCGTGAAGATTCCTCGTAGCCTTCGTTCTCTTGCGAAGGCTTCTCTTAGCCCTGTTTTTCAGGCTGAGGATGGTACTTTCAAGCGAGTTCGCCATGGACAGATGATGGGAGCCTACCTCTCCTTCCCTCTTTTGTGTCTTCAGTCTTACTGTGCGGCTTCTTTTGCTGCTAGGTTCGACTCGGACGCCCGTTTTATCGTTAATGGGGATGACTGTGTCATCTCAGCCAAGCGATATATCACCGTGCAGGACTATCCCCTGGGATACCAACTCAACGATGATAAGACGATTCGGGCTCAGAATACTGTTGAGATCAACTCAACTTGTTTTCTGAATTCTGGAGGGAGATGGCGTGTCGTACGTCACCTTAGGAGAGGAGGAGCTCCTGCCGATTACCCTGGTATGATGCATATGGCAAAAGCCGTATGCATCGACCAGGGGATGGTTGATGCCTTTCAAAGGTGTCGAATCGGTAGGCGCTGGGGTTTCCTTCCTTCCCAACTTAACCATTACGGTTACCCGGCTCATTTGAGAGAGTCGGGCCTCAGGGTCCGCCGTACGACGACGGTCTTGCCCGAACCAGTCAATGACTGCTCGTTTCCTGAGGAGATGCTCGTGATCACCGGAAGAGATCCGAGTCCCGTAGAAGCCGAAGCGCTTAGGTCCATCGAGTGGATCTACGGGAGGAAGGGAGGATTGAAGAGGGACGTATACTCTCCGTCCTGCGGGAGTGTACGTCGGACATACGGATACCGGACTTGCGCCCGGTATTCCCCTTTGAGTTACGACGGCTCAAAGCGGATGCTTAGTTTTCAGCACCGTAGAAAACCCGGATGGTTCGAAGTTCCGGCTTCGTTCATATCCGAGGAAGAAGAGAGAGGAGTTGCTGACTTGGACCGTTTTCGATCCGAGTGGGATGCCGGATTTATCCGTCATTCGCTGGACAGCAGCTGATGAGTTCCGTGGAACCACATCGTTTCTGGCCGGTCGTGTACCGGTACGTAGCACTTAAAGAACGTATCGGTTCGTCGCGGGGTATATTCCAGATATACAGGACGACCGGGG